CCGAACGCCTGGATCGCGGACGCGAACTTCAACGTCGAAGGGCAGGTCGAGCGGGAGATGGCGAACGCCGTCGCGTATGCGCTCGATCAAGCGATTCTGTTCGGCGTCGATGCCCCTGCCTCGTACCCGCAAGGCGGGGTCGTCGCGTTTGCCGATTCGGTCGAACACTGGGACGCGGTCACTGCGGTTGGGGACGCGATGTCCGAGCTCGAGGGTAAGGGCGTGTTGCCTGACGGGATCGCGGCCGGGGCCTCGATCGGCGCCGCGTTGCGGCACGCGTACCGGCTCGAGGGCGACTTTGCGGCCGAGCCGGTGCAGCGAATTTTCGGGCTGCCAGTCGCCCGCTCCCTGGCCTGGGAGCCGCCACCCGACGCGATCGTCGGTGGCTGGAATTACCTCGCGATCGGGATTCGCGAAGACATCACATTCGGTCGCTCAACCGACGGCGTGCTGTTCAACGACAACGGCAGCGTCGCCGCGTCGGCCTTCCAGGACAACGTCACGCTCGTCAAAATCTACGCGCGAATCGGCGTCGCGATCGGGATGCCGGCGCGGGCCAAGCCCGGCGCGGTCGAGCCACAAAAGCCGTTTTGCTCGGCGACCTGGGCTGGCGTCGCACGGCCTCCGGGCGGCGGCGATGGAAACGGCGGCAGCGACCCGGAGACGCGGGCCACTGGCGGTGGCCGTAGTACCCGTAAGGAGTAAATAGGTGACCACCGAGCCGTCAGCGGTGCCAGAAGCGACACCCGATGATGTCGCGGCGCTGTTGACGGCTCGCACCAAAGACGCGGACGGGAACGAGCTCGGCGGCTGGACCGAGGAAACGCGACCCACCTACGACGAGGTCCAGACGCGAATCGACATCGCTCGGTCGCTGATTCAGGACGAGACCGGTGCGATTCCCGACCAATGTCTGAGAGGCGCCGAGTCGACAGTCGCGCTGCTCGCGTCGATGTTGACCGAGGCCGCGTTCTGGCCCGAGCAAACTCAATCAAACCAGTCGACATACGAGCGACTCCGGGAGCTCTATCTCGAGGCGCGAATCGGGCTCGCGAACTGCATCGGGCTCTGGACCGGTCTGCGTGCGTATGACCTCGACATTTCCGGCGACACGATCGGGTGTTGGCCGGTCGACTGGTGGCAGCGCAACCTCGACAACTTGCTGGCTCGAGGCGACGCGATGGCGAGTAGACGATGAGCGCCACGCTGGATACGAGCAGGGTCGACGCGATGCTCGAGCGACTCGAGTCGCGGGCTCGACAGGGGTTCGCTGATGACATCATCGCGACCGCCGAAGAGGGGGCCGCTCAGGTGAGTGACATCAGCGACCCCGAGCTCGCCGCGTCGGTGCACGGGACCTTTGGCCGGCGCCCGTCCCAGTTCTCGGCGCTGATCGTCTCCGACGAGCCCAAGGCGCGATTCGTGTTCGCGGCGCGACGGCCGAGCGTGCCGGCGGCCGACCTCGCGGCCAGCCTCGCTGATCGGATTTTCAGGGGTCTCTTCGGGTGACCGTCACCGACCCCATCTTCGAGGCCCACGAGTTTCGCCCTCACCCTCGGACCGCGTATGGCGCGATCCTGTCGGGGTTCGAGGTCGAGCACGCGGTCGCGACAACCGTCCGGGTCTGGTTTCGCGACTACCTCGCCGAGCTCGAGCGACAGCGCCACCTCGAGGTCGGCCGGCTGCCCGTCTTCCGGTCGCTGGTGCAGTCGAGCTCGCTGTCGAAAATGCCCGAGGACCAGCTGCCGGCGCTGCTGATCGCCTCGAGTGGCGTCGAGAGCCGTGAACGCGTCGAGGTCAACAGCGACGGTTGGTACACCGCACGTTTCCGGGTCGATTGCGGTGCAGTCGTCAGCGCTCGAGGCAATCGGCTCGCGGTGACGCTCGCCCGGTACTACACCGCCGGGTTGCGGGCGATGTTGCTCCAGCAACTCGCCGACCCTCGGTGGTCGGGGCTCGAGGGGATACGGCGAGTCGTCTGGGTGACCGAGGACTACCGGCAGCTGGGCGACATCTCCGAGCGAACGCAGGGTGGCGGAATCGCGCGGTTTGTCGTGGAGGTGGAACACGTCACCAACTGGGTCATGGGACCCGACGAGCCAACGGAGCCACCCGAGCCCGAACTGCGACCGATCGCCACGAGCGTGCACGTCACCGTCGAGAAGGAGGAGTGAATGAGACCCGGTACCGACATTCTGATTAGCGACTCGTCGCCCGGCGGTGGCGGGGAGCTCGACACCGGACAGGCGTTTTTCGTCGGCGAGGCCGAGCGCGGCTCAACCGACGTACCCCAGCAACTGCGTTCGCTGAGCCACTACGAACGTCTGTTCGGCGTCGCCAGTGGCGGGCCGATCTCCCACCGCTCGGTTCGAGCGTTTTTCTCCGAGCGCGGCTCAAACCTGCGATTCCTGCGACTCGTCGGTCCGACGGCCACGCCGGCCGCCGGCGAGGTCGGGGACCTGAAAGTCAGCGCGAGCTCGGCGGGCACCTGGGGCAACGATGTCAGGGTCGCGGTCGTCAGCGATGTCTCACCGCTACTGGCGGCCGCGAAGGCTCAGCAAAAGACGAAAGTTGCCCGTCGGCAGGTCAAGGCGGGGGTACGCGAAGGGGAGGACAACGGCGAGGGCAACGGGAACGGCGAGGACCCGCCGGTCCCGATCATCAACGGCAACGGCGTCCGAGTCGTGGTCACCGAGGCCGGCCAAGTTGTCGAGCGGTCGCGGCGGCTGCACACCGTCGGCGAGGCGGTCGATTGGTCGATGGGCTCGGACTTTGTCAGGGCCACCAGCGAAGAGGACCCCGAGGATTCGCTCGACCCCGTCGCGGCCGTCCCGTTGACCGGTGGTAAGAGCGACTCGAATATCACCCCGGCGGTTCTGCGGGCCGGGCTCAAGCGATTCGACTACACGCTCGGGTTCGCGCAGGTCGCTTACCCCGGCGAGACCCGGTCGACCATGCACGGCGAAATCCTCGCGCACTGTGACGCGAACCGCCGGCCGGGGTTGCTCGACCTCAACGACATTGACGATCCGACGATCGCCGCCGACGCGAATGCACTGAACGGGGCGCCCGGTTCGCGCTTTGCGGCTGCACTCGCGCCTCGCTGGATATATCCGGGGCCGGTTCTCGGGACGACGATGTTGGTCCCCTACTCGGCGGTATTCGCGGGGATTATCGCTCGAGCCGACGCGACCACCGGCAACCCGAACGAGTCGGCCGCCGGCGCCAACGGGGAGTCGCTGATCGCTCGGGGCATTCTGCGGGGCTTTGACAACGAAACCCGCGAATTGCTCAATGACCTCGGGGTGACGCTGCCTCGAGTCATGCGCTCGAACCTTGTTCGCAGCTACGGCTCGAGGACGGTCGCGGGTCCCGACGATCCGAATTGGCTGTGGTTTCCCGGATCGCGAACGATCCTCGCGATTGCGCACGAGTGCGACGTTGCGGCCGAAGAATTCGTCCACCGCCAAATCGACGGCAACCGGCGCCTCTTCAGTCGCCTCGAGGTCGCGCTCGGCGGTATCTGCCTCGACTACTTCCAAATGGGGGCGCTGTACGGCGACGTGGCCGAAGAGGCATTCAGCGTCGACACGACTTCGGTCAACACGACCGCGACCATCGCCGCCGGCGAAGTGCACGCGGTTGTTCGCGTTCGCGTCTCGCCGCCTGGTGAGTGGGTCGTGATCGAGATTCAGAAGACGCCGCTGGCACAGGCGGTCTAAGGAGGTTTAGATGGGAACGCAACGCGAAGACACCTGGCTCGTCGTGTTCAACGTCGGAGGCGTCGACCTCGGCGTTTGGGACACGTTCGATGGAGGCGAAACCGACAGCGAGGAGGAGGTCTTTCGCCCCGGCGGCATGGACCAGCAAATCAGCCTCGGCGGCCGGCAGACATACGGCAACGTGACCATGCAACGCCACCACGACGATTGGCTGGCGGGGCTCGTGAAGTGGCTGCGACAACAGTGCGGGAAGACGCGAATCACGATCGGCCGGGTGCCACTGAACGCGACCGGGCAGCAATCCGGCTCAGTCGAGTGGCTCGGCGGCACGATGAAACGGTGCACTCCTCCGACACACGACTCGATGGGTGGCGGGGTCGCGATGGTCGAAGTCGAGTGCACGATTGACGCAGTCGCATGAGCACCGTCGACAAGTTCCCGATTCCGGGGGTGCGACAGCCCGGAGAGGCCGGCGATGCCGCGCCGGGGTCGGTACTCGCGCAGTTGCGCCAGACGGCCGCGAGAAAGCGGGCCGCGAAGACCCTTACGGTGCCACTGCACGGTCGCTGGGAGGGGCAGCTGCGAGTCGTCTACGGCGTGCTCGGGTTCGAGGACATGGAGCGAGCCGTCGCGCTCCGAGACAGCGGCACCTCCGACCTCGACGGCTCGCTCGAGCTCGTCGCACGGGCCGTCAGGGCGATCGAAGCGTATGACCCCGAGACCGACACGTGGAGCGCGATTGAGGACTCGCTGGGGCCAGTGTCGTTTGACGATCGGCTGTTGCGGTTGCTCGACGTGGAGCGTCCCGGCGATGACTACGTTTTCAGTACGCGACAGGCGTATGAGTGGGTGTTTGACGTGAAATATGACGGGATCGGTCCACTTATCGAGCATCAGGGTCGCGTGAACGCATTCATGGGTTTGGAGGAGCGACCGGGGGAATCCTCGACCGGCGAGCAATTGACGGGCTCGGGTTCGCCGCAACCCTCGGCGTGAGCCCGACCGAATTACTGCGAGCCGACCCGATCGAGGCGGCCGTGCTCGAGCGCGTAATCGAACGCGCCGACCACTGGCGCTATGAGCTCGACAAGCGACTCGCGAAATTGATCGTCGTTGAATATGCCGAGTGGGACCGGCGGCGGTCGCGGAAGCGGTGAGCGGTGCCCTCTGAAGATGTAATCGCGAATCTCCGGGTCACCGGCACCGCCCAGTTCACCCAAGAGATGTCGCAGGCTCGCGGCGCGACCCAACAGGCCGGCGAGGCCGCCACCCAGACCGGCGAGGACGCTCAGAGTAGCGGTGGGAAATGGGCGAAGGCGGCCGCCGGCGTCGCTATCGCTTACAAGGGTTTCGGGATGCTCAAGGGCGCCGTCGACACGACCCAGAACCTCGCGAAATCGACCTCGGCTTTCTCTCGCGCCTCGGGGCTCAGCCGCAAAGAGTCACAGAACTGGATCGTGGTCGCGCAGCAACGCGGCATCGAGACCAAGCAGATGCAGATGGGGATGGCGACCCTGGGGCGCAACCTCAACGCTGTCGGCAAGGACGGCAAGACGAGCTCCAAAGCGCTACAGGCACTCGGGCTCAGCCAAAAAGACTTGCTCAAACTCCCGATGCAGGAGCGAATGGGCGCTATCGCGGACGAGTTCTCCAAGATGGCCGACGGTCCCGAGAAAGCCGCCGCCGCCCAGCAACTTTTCGGTCGCGCCGGCCAGCAGTTGCTCCCGATCTTGAACGAGGGCGGCGACGCCCTCACCGGTCAACTCGACGCCGCCGGCAAACTCGTGCCCGCCCTCGGCGGCACCGGAGACGCCGCGCTTGACCTCGCGAAGAAACAACGCGAAACCCAAATGGCGATGCTCGGAGTGAAAGTCGCCATCGCGTCGGCGCTGATGCCGGTTATCAAGTCCCTCGCTGATGTGCTCGTGCCGATCGTCGGAGTCTTCGCGCAGCTACTCAACAAATTCAAGCCACTGACTTATCTGATAATCGCGATGGGTATTGCGCTCGTGGGCCTGTTGCTGTTCGACAAGGTCTCGAAGATGATGACTTCGGCGAGAAAGATCGTCAGATCGTCTAGGTCGGCGTGGGCGTCCCTGAACGCGATTATGGCCGCGAATCCGATGATCTTGGTCGTACTCGCGATTGTCGCCCTGATCGCCGCGCTGGTGATCCTGTACCTCAAGTGCGAGTGGTTCCGCAACGCCGTCAACGCGATTTGGGAGTCGATCAAAAGCGCGTTCATGACGGTCGTGAATTTCATTCGCGACAACTGGAAAATCATGGTGACCGCGCTGGTGCTGATCCTGTTCGGGCCAATCGCCGCGATTATCGCGATGTTCTTTTTGATGCGAAGTCAATTCATGGCTGTCATCAACGCGATCAAGGGCGCTTTCACCTCGGCCATAAACGCGATCGTCGGAGTCGCGAAGGGGATGCTCTCCACCCTGTCGGGGATCGCGAAGTCAATCCTCGGGGCGTTCACCTCGGCGTTCGGTGCGATCAAGGGCGTATTCGCGTCGGCGGTTGCCGCTGTCATCTCCAAGGCCGGGGAGATCGTCACGTGGTTCAAGGGGTTGCCCGGAAAAATCGCGGGTGCGCTGAGTGGTCTCGGGAGCATGCTCGGGAGCGCGATGGGGTCTGGCGTCAAGGCCGCGCTAAATGCCGTCATCTCGGTCGTGAACACCTTCATCGGCGCGACAAACGCAGCGATCGGCGGGCTCAACAAGGTGCCCGGAGTGAACATCGGCAAGATCGGCACAATCTCGGCGCTCGCGCAGGGAACCCAAAACTTCGCCGGCGGGCTCGCGGTCGTCGGGGAGCGAGGCCCCGAGCTCGTCGCGCTGCCACAGGGCTCGTCGGTGACGCCACTGTCGGCGCCAACCCCTGTCGCGGTCCCCGGCGCCGAGCGGCCGATTGTCACCCAAGTGTTCCTCGAGCGACGGATGATCGCCGAAGCGATCGGCTCGTTCGCGTCCGAACTGCAGGCGGCTCGCTGATGCCCCGCTGGGATGTCATCCCCGTCGGGCAGCAAAAACCAGGGCGACTGATCGGTGGCGTCTGGGTCGTGATCCAGGCGTACACGGTCGCGAATCACTGGACCGTCGCGATGCTCGGCCCCGAGGGGGCGCGAGTCACCGGCGGGTATGGCGGCTGGAACGTCGTGCCGGTCCCTCGCTCAATCGGGATCACCGAGTGGGACGGCGAGCCGAACATGGAAATGGAAATCGACTTGCTCTATGACGGGTGGCTCTCCCACGTCAATTTTCCGTGGTTGCCTCAGTCGTTTCGCACGTTGCCGAAGCTCTCGACCGGAGTCACCTTCCAGGCCGCGAACACCGGCAAGCCGGTCGGCTGGACGGCGGGTCGCTCCAGCCTGCCGGGTCGCGTCCAGCCGTACTCCTCGGGGCTCGGGTGGCTGCCCGGCACCCGGAGCGCCGTCGTCAGTCGCTCGGGAGCTCCGATCGCCCGGCGCATCCCGGCGCCGCAACCACGCCGGCCGCCACCGTTCCGCCGGCCACCCAAAACGCGACTTCGAGGGGTTTGGCTCGAGTCAATGCTCGAGGAGCTCGAGTCGCTGGCGCTGAAACAGGCGGGCGACGAAAACCCGCACTCGGTCCGGCTCTACGGCGCGGTGCCACACACCGACCGTCGGTGGGTGATCCAGGGGCTCGACTGGGGTGAGGCGATCCGCGACCAGCAAACAGGCCGACGGATGCGACAGCAAGTCACCGTCCACCTGATGCAGTTCTACCAACCGGCCGCGATCCGCAACCTACCTCGAGGGAAGGCGGCCTAGTGCCCGTCGTCTCGGTCAACGTCAGGGCGAAACCGCTCGGGATGTTCCGGCCGCCGGCCCGCGACCTCGACCTCGCGCAAGTAAACGTGCTCGGGGACCGGGGGCTCGTCGCTGACCTGAAACGCGCGACCGTCTCGGCCGAATTGACGATGACAATTGAGGGCGCGTCGACGCTGACGTTGAAGGTCCGCGACTACGAGCGAACACTGTTGCGGTCCCCTATCCCCCGCACTCGAGCTCGGTTGCTATTGGACGACATCGAGTACACGCTCGTCAAGGTCGCGCACGAGGGCAACGAGATCACCCTGATCTTTGAAGAGACGGCGGTCAACCTGTTGCGTCGCTACCGCAAGCCAAAGAAGGCCAACCGCGCGAATACCAACCGGGCGCAATTCATTCAAGGAATGGTCCGCGAAGTCACCGAGCGAGCCATCCCGTTCAACTGCCCTGAGCTCAACGACCGCCAAACAATCCTCAAGCCGCCGGCGCAAGCGGAACCGGAGAGTCCCTAGTGGCGCTCACGGTCAAAGGTAAAGCCGCGAGCCGGCATCAGCAGGAAATGGGCAAGCTGATCGTTACCACGACCAAGGCTCGAGGTGGCGATAACGAAAGTTGCGCCGGCGCCGTCGCGACCGCGATCCAGGAGTCGGGCCTGTCAAACATCAGCTACGGCGACCGCGACTCGCTCGGCCTATATCAGCAACGGAGCTCGATGGGCTGGGGCAAACCACACGAGCTCACGACGCCGGCCTACGCGATTCGCAAGTTCCTCGACCAATATCTGTCCTACCGACAGAAGGGATACGGGTGGCTGCAGGCCAGCCACAAGACGCAACGCTCGGCGCATCCAAACGCACCCGCGAGGTGGTACTCCGAGGGTCGCGCGTTCACCGCCGCATTCGTCGGCTCGGGCGCCGACCCGACGGCAGCGACAGGCACCGGCGGAGACGGCGACGGCGGGACGCCGGGCTATAGCTACACGGTCACCCGCGAGGAGCCATACGAATTCAGTCGCGGCTCGGCCGACAAGGACGAGTCCAGCTGGGAGTGCAGCGGCCGACTCGCTGATGAGGTGCAGTGGCGGCGGTTCATGCGCGGCGGGGCGCTCTGGTACGTGAGCGAGCCGTGGTTGGATAAGCGGCCGCCGGCGGTTCGCCTCAACGAATTCACCCCCGGCGTGGTCTCGTTCGGATTCGAATTCGAGACGCGAACCGATCCGGCCGAGGCGAACCTCAAAGTCGCCGCCCGTCGCTACTCGTTCCTGCCCGGAGACGCGATCGAGGTCTATGACGAGGGTCCCGGCTCGGGGCGGTGGCTGGTGACGAGCGTCCGACGCAACCTGCACTCGCAGCTTTCCGAAATCAGCCTCGCCCGCCGGCGGCCCCTCCTACCCGAGCCGGCGCCAAACACGCGAACCGAGACGATCACCGTTGCCGGTACCCCGCAACCCACGAGCTCCGCCGGGGTCGTCAACCAACAGGGCCAAGGGGCCGCGATCACGATTGGCCAGAAGGTATACGCGGCCGCCCAAGAGGCGTCGGCGATGCGCTGGCGCTACTCCCAACCGCAACGCAATAGCCAGCGCTCAGGGGGTTACGCGGATTGCTCCAGTGGCGTGTCGTGGGTGCTGACCAGGGCCGGCGTTCCGATCCCAGGAGCGATGCGACCAAACGCGCCCGTGTCGGGCGCCTATATGGGCTGGGGCACTCCCGGTCGCGGTAAGCAGGCGACAGTCTGGGCGAACGGCGGGCACATCTGGATTCAGTTTCACGGGTTTCCGCACTGGCGACTCGACACGGGTGGCGGCTCGGGCGGGACGCTGTGGCGGGCGGCGCGGTCAACGTCCGGGTTTGTCGCTCGGCACTGGGGAGATATGTAGTGCCCGACATTGACCAACTGTTCGCGCCCTCGAGGGCGAACACGCCACCCGCGTTCGGCGGGTCTCAGGCGTGGGAGGCGCGAGTCTCAAAGATCACTCGCCGTGGAGTGTTCGTGGTCGTGCCGGGATATGACCGCACGCTTGAGTGGGGGCCGTGCCTGCCACCCGGCGTGAGCGCGAATGTCGGCGAGACGGTGACCGTGATGATGACCAATCGCGGCCGGCCGTGGATTCAGAATGGCAACGGCAACGGTGACGGCGGGGGTCGCGGCGGTGACGTTGGCGACATCAAGACCACCGCTCGAGCGACCGCACCGGTCGGCTGGTTGCTGTGCCACGGGCAGGCCATCGACCGGATCGAGTACGCCGCCCTGTTCGACGCGATCAATGTGTACTACGGGCAGGGCGACGGCGCGACCACGTTCAATGTCCCCGATCTCCGCGACCGAATGGCGCTCGGTGCCAGCGCCCGTCGGCCACTCGGTTACCAGGGTGGCGCTGAGGAGGTCGCGTTGGGCGTCTCCGAGATGCCGTCGCACAGCCACGCCGGGGTGACGAGCGGGGCCGACCGAGCTCTCGAACACGCGCACGGTGGCACGACCAACGCTGCCGATCGCGACCTGAACCACACGCACAACGGTCGCACCGAGCAACCCGACTGGAACGGCCACACCGGGTTCAATGTCTATGCGTCCGGTGGCCCCGACTGGTGGATCGCGATAACGGTGAATGGCACCTTTGTCGGGGGCGATGGCATGAAGTACATCGACTATGGCCACACGCACGCTTTCAACTCCGGTTGGATGGATCGCGCGATCGACCATTTGCACACCTTCACGACCGCCGGCATCGACCGCAGTCTGGACCATTTGCACGGCGTCCACGCCGAGGGTGGCGGTGGTTCGCACCAGAATATGTCGCCGTTTACCGCTGTCAACTACGTCATCAAGTTCTGACAGGAGAAACCGTGGATTACACCGTAATGGTTCGAGTCAGTGCCACCGGCCTCCCCGACCTTACCCAGAAGGTCGAGGACTGGAACTTGACCGAGGGCGAATTTGTAATGTCGATCAGTGCACAGCCGACCCCGGTGACCGGCCCGATGTCGCCGCCGCCGGTCCCACTGTCACAGCCACCGCCACCGCCACCGGCAAGCTGATATGGCTAGACCGTCGACCGTCTCGCTCGTCCCGCCGGCCATCGACCTCAAGCTCTACGCTGGCGACGGCGCGAACCTGCGACTCACCGCGACCGACCTCACTGGCGAGCCGTTTGACCTGCGCGGCATTGTGCGCTCGCAGATTCGGGCGTCGCGCCGAGACCTCGACGCACTCGCTGAGTGGGATGTCGAAATGGCCGAGGCCGAGCAGGGCGTCGTGGTCCTGCGACTGACCGGTGCGGACACCCGCTCGCTGATGGCCGACAGCGACAAGTTCAAAGGCGTCTGGGATTGCGTCTGGACGATGGCCGACTCCGAGCCGGTGACGCTGATTCAGGGCGACGTGCAGTGCGACATGGATGTGACGCGGTGAGCTCCGGTCGCGTCACGATCGACCTCACGGACTCCTCACGCCGGCCGGCCGAGGTCCGAGTCGTGCTCGGACCCGTCACGATCCCGCAAGTCGCGGCGGGCGGAGTCGGACCACCCGGCGGCCCACAAGGGCCACCCGGACCCGAGGGACCCGTGGGACCACCCGGCGACCCCGGCGATCCGGGTGGCCCTCCGGGGCCGGCGGGACCCCAGGGGGAACCAGGACCGCAAGGACCTCGAGGCGACCAAGGCGCGGTCGGGCCAGTCGGCGCAACCGGCCCACAAGGCTCTGAGGGCGACGCTGGGCCGGCGGGACCGGCTGGACCGCAAGGTGAGCCCGGAGAGGGCGAACAAGGCCCCCAGTGGCCGCAGGGCGAACGTGGCGACCAGGGGCCGTTTGGTCCCGAGGGGCCACCCGGACCGACGGGACCGACCGGCGCCGCGTCGACCGTTCCAGGCCCGACCGGCGCGACAGGCGCGACAGGGCCGA